GGCTTTGAAGCCAATATCAGCCAGTTCGGCAAGACTGTTGGCCAGAGTGTTGAGGAACGTTCTCGCCACCGAAAGCGCCTTCTTGGCCAACCTTGGAATCGCATTTTGGACCCCATCCTTGAACTTCAGGATAAGGTTGGTACCCGCCTCGATGATCTTGGGAAGCTGATTGGCAATGGCATTGATAAACCTGACCACCAGTCTTCCTGCCGCAGCGACAATCTTGGGAAGCTCGGCCGCCACCGCATTGATAAAGGCCTGGATAATTCTTGATACCGTTGCCACTATTTGCGGAATACGGGAGCCGATACCAATCAGGAAAACCATCAGCAATCTAAAGCCCGCTGCCTGGATCTTCGGCATATTCGCCGTCAAGGCATTGAGGAACTTGGTAATGATCTCTGCAACCTTGGTGACCACCTGGCCGATGTTCTGAGATATACCATTGAGTAGACCCATCAGCAATTTGATCCCTGCTGCTTGGATCTTCGGTACGTTCTCCACCAGAACCTGAAGAATGGAGTTCACCAGCACACCAATGGCAATCGCCAATTTCGGCGCATTCTCGGTGATAAACTGGATAAGGAAATCGAGCATCTTCCCCAAAGCTTCGAGAACCTTGGGAGCCAACTTGACAATCTCTTCAACGATACTTAACAGCCCCTTGAGGAGCTCAATGACCAGAGTCGGTAGGGCGGCGATGAAGGCGGCGATCGCCGCGATCATGACGGCTACGCCCTTTGAGCCTTCTGCGCCCATAAGTTGCATTCCCTTGGCAAACAGGAACACAGCGGCGGCAGTTATCACCAATACTCCAGCCAAGGGCAAAAGTGATATGCCAAGCTGAACAAGACCAGCGCTGGCAACCAAGCCTACGACGGAAAGCACCCCAAGCGTCAAAGCTATCGCAGCAAGACCCTTGAGAAGAGTTGACCATTCCAAATTTCCAAGAATGGCCAGAGTAGGTGCCAATATCGCCAAAGCCGTAGCTGCGGCCAGAAGAGCAACCGAACCGGGAAGCGTGCCTGACATAGCTATCAGACCGACGGCCAAAATAATCAGAGCACCAGCCATACCTATGAGACTCTTGGCCAGTTCACCAACACTGAGACTGCCCATAATCTTCATGGCCGACGCGAGAACCACCATGGCTCCTGCCGCGATGAGAATACCAGCCGCGGTCAAAGCAATAGTAGGCGGAACCAACATCATGGCTACGCCGATACCGGCAATCGCCAGCGTCACTCCGCCCAGGCCCTTGAGCATGGTGACGAAATCCATCTCTCCGAATATCTTGATTGCTATTGCAATGACGTTCAAAGCGACGCCCAGAAGGATAAGTCCTGCTGCAGTGAGAGGCAGAGTGGGAGGAATAATCGCCATGGTATTGCCGATCAGGGCAATCGCGCTGGCCATTCCGAGCAGACCCTTTACGAGATCTTCCCAAGAAAGGCTGGCAAATATCTTGACTGCCGAAGCGATAAGGTTCAGTCCAATCGCCAGCGGAATCAAAGCCAAGGCCGTGACCATAAGCTTGGGTCCGCCCACCAGGTTTAGGGCAAGACCGATGGCCGAGAGCGAACCTGCGACACCGATCAAGCCCTTGGCGATGTCTTCCCAGCTCATGGTGGCAAATATCTTCATTGCCCCAGCCAGAATGATGATCGCGACAGACAGGCCAATCATGGAGGCAGCAATAATCGGCAGCTGAAGCATTCCCAGCTTGCCCATGCCGCCCATCATCAACTTCATGGCTGCCATCAACTGACCTAGACCCACAGCCACCGCAGCCATACCCTTAGCCAGATCGTCGGCGTTAATCTTGGAGAAGATATAAACACCTGCGGCCAGAGCTAGAACCGCTCCGGCAATGGCGAGAATGGTTTGGGCCTGAACCTTCTTCTGCATGGCCTCGAGATGCCCGGTAAGCCCGCCAAAGACATCGGTTAGAGCATCGAACGAACTGGTGAGAGATCCGATGACACCACTTTTACCCAACGCCTTCTTCAGCGCCAAGAAAAGACCAGCAACGAGCCCGGTCTGAACGGCGTCCATCATGTTGTCGAAGTCTAGATTCTTGAGCGCATCGGAAATAATGGTTCCGAAATTCTTCATCTTGTCGACGAAGGACGAGAACCACGGCTCGAGAGCCTGCTTGGTCCTCTCGAACGCTTCTACAAGATTGACCCAGGCATCCTTGATCTTGACGACAAGTCGTTCTAGAGGAGTAAGAACCTTTCCGAATCGGTCAACCTCGTCTACCCGCGTGCTCATCTTGCCTTCGTCTCCACCGCCGAACAAACCAGCGATAGCTCCGACTATCTTCTTGAGCAGATCTAGCGGAACCTTGAGTACTGCGGTAAGCCCACTGAAGAACCCCTTGAGCAGTCCACCCTTGGTAAGGGCTTCATCGACCGCGACGAGGAAATCACCGATACCTCCGGTGAAATTCAGGAATCCTCCGGAGCCTTTTCCTACTACGCCGAGAAGATCAAAGAGGACCCCGACAACACCCTTGATAACTTCCCAACCAATATGGAGAACGGCGAAGAAGCCTTTGAACGTTCGAGCGATGTTGTCAATAACATCCGGCGCATTATTAAGCTTTGACGTAAAGACCAAGAACTTCTGAGACAAGTCGACCAGATCTTGAGACGTCTTTTTTGGAAAGATGTCTCGAAATGCTTCACCAATCTTACCCAGCACATCAAAGAGAACGTTGAACACGTTCTTGATACCTTGAATAACAGCTTCGCGACCGCCCAGCTCTTTCCAACCGGCCAACAGCTCATTACGAGCGAGCGCGTTGGCATTGATGAACCCGTTGATCACGCCGCTCATTCCGGTGAAAAGCTCTTTGGCTTCCTTGAGGTTGCCAAATATGTTCTTAAACGAAGCCGACCACCCGGAAGCAATGGTTTCTTTCGCTATGTCAAAGACCTGACCAAGCGTCTTGACCTCGGTTGCCGACTTAAATGCAGAGTCGGACAGCTTCATCAGTGCGGCGAACTGTTCATCGGTGTACTTCACACCGTTCTTCTGTTCGAGAGCAGTCCTCGCTGTAGCGATCTTGGCTTCAACCTGAGCCGAGGTGTACTTCTTGAGACCGTTCTCGGTCAACTCAGCCGACAAAGCAGCCTTCGAGAATCGACCATCCAACGTGGCAAGTGTGTTGACCAGAATATCCGATGTCAGCCAAGACTGCGTGCCCGGTTGGGCCATGATTGACTCACGGAAGGACTTACCGTTGATGGTCACCTTCTTCATGGGCCCTTCGATCTTGAAGGCCTCCTTGCCAATCTCGCCCATGGCTGTGGCAGTCGTAGCCAAAGCGGTTTGAAGCTTCTTGCCGCCCATACCCGCATTGACCACCGAGTTCCAGTCCTGCAGACCAACTCTGCCTGAAGAAATGGCCTGAGACAGCTGATACATGGCTGTGGCAGCCTGCTGCGAGCTTGAGCCCGAGAGGGCTGCCATGTTGGCGATACCCTTGATGGATGATACTGAGGTCTTGAGATCAACACCGGCCGCGGTGAACGTACCGACGTTTTTCGCCATCTCGCCAAAGTTGTAAATCGTCTGGTCGGAGTAACGGTTGAGCTCCTCCAGCGACCTGTTGATCTCGCTCAGTGGCCTATCGGTATTCGCTTGGACCGTCTGGATCGCTTTGAGATTGGTTTCGTACTCATGCAGACCATCGATGATCGGTCCCACTGCAAACGACTTGACCCATGCCCCGCCCTTTGCGGCAGCCTGAGAGGCGATGTTGCCAAAGGCGACGGCAGCGGCACCCGAGAGAACACTGAACTGACCTTTGACGTTCTCCAGCGCGCGAGTCAGACCGCCCAATTCAACCTGATTGGAGGCTCTCTCAATATCAGAGAAGGTGGAGCCAGCGCTGAGCTGCCCCATCTTGCCTTGCAGCTTGTCAACCGCTCGATTAGGTCCTTCCAGGGTAACCTTGTTGGCGGCTCGATCAATATCGCCCATACCCTGGGCCGCGCCGGAACCCGCACCGCTGAGCTTGGCCTTGAGCTTGTCCAGCGCCGACATCGGAGCATGGAGGGTGACCTTGTTAGCCGCTGTCTCGATATTCTGGAGGCCGGTGGCCGAACCGATGTGCTTGATCGACGCATCCAGCTTGGTCAGAGTTGTCATGGTGGTGGCAACTCGAGATTCGAAAACCTGATTCTCGAACGCCATTGAAACTACACGTTCGTCAATACTCGGCATTACTTGGTCACCTCCCTCCACATGTCGGCTGCAATCTGGTCAAATATAGGGCGCATAGCAGGATTGATGTAATCCCGCCCTTCAACGTAACCACCTCGACGAGTACCGTGGCCGTACTGGATGATGGCTGCAATCGGAATACGGCCTGGCTCTTCAACGTTCGAGTTGTACCAGTGAATGGCGAAATATCCCGGTCGATTGACAATCTCGTAGTACCACGAGTTGGCCGTCTTGGACGACTCTTTAGGAGTGGCATTAGCCAGCGCCGTTACTCCGATGGAACCGTATTTCGCCAACACCTTGAACTGATCCCGATTCTTCATACGCTGCAAAAATGCCTGCGACTTGGCAAAGGAGCCGCGGGTCGTAACCTTGATCACGGCTCCTCCTTTCTTAACTGGTAATCTTCGTAAGTCGAACGATGACTATTCCATTAGGAGAATATCCCACCGCTCGAGACCCAACCTTCACGGTCGGGAAAGGCCGGGCTCCACCTCCACCCCCGGCAGTGACCAAGTAGTTTGTATCTACGGTAGGAACATAGGTAATGTTTTCAGAAGGATAACTTACTACCGGTTTTATGTAGGTCCATGGTTGACGGAATTGACGCTGACCATAAACCGTGGTATCCCCAAAGGAATATGATCCCTGTCCCCCAGCCGTAGCTGGATGCTGTTTGATACCACTCGGCTGACCGTAATATCCACCACCGGATTCCGTAGGAAGACCGCCTTTTCCTCCGCCTCCACCTTGACCTATACCGGTTTCAGGAAGCCATATGCCATCGGCACCGTTGACTCCTTCGGCAATGCTTCCGGCCGCACCTCCACCCGCTTCAAGTCGTCCACCAATTCCACCGGCTCCGCCATGGCCTTTGTTAATGAACTTGCTTCCATCCCAAACCATTCCCGGCTCACCGCCTTGACCTCCTGAGGCTTGAGCAACGTCTCCAAAAGATGAAACCCCACCATCCTGACCCTTTTGGGGATTACCAGAAAAGGTCGTCGGATTTGGATAGCTATTCAAATAAGGTCTGAGGAAATTGTGAATCTCAGCTGCACGAGCTGCGTGAATACCGTGTACACCGCCCCCATAGTACGAAGAGTATTGAGGCTCCGGAGTCCACGAACCAAGCTGTTGTACTTGGGCATATCCGGCATCAGTCCCTTCTTTACCTACTACAACAGGAATTGATTCTGGAAGATCGTCAAGAGCTCCGACTACCTTATGAAAACCGCCACCTCCGCCTCCACCACCCATACTTTTGATCTCTGGGATCAGTATGGCTCCATTCCATGTGATGAATTGCATGGAATGAACCGGATGTAGCATATCAAATATCTGAAGGTAAGTAAAGTCCATACTTGGCGGTATTGTTATCCCTAGAGCGTTTAGTCGGTCAATATTAAATCGAATAATATCCGATGCTCTAAATGTGGTGCCATCATAGGGGAGAATATAGGGCCACTCGCCGTACCATGCGGTATCTCTACCTGTGTAAAGTCGATTCACCACGGGCGGTGGATAGACTCCGGGCGGCCAAGCGGGTGCAGCTACATAACCTGGCGGCCATTGAGAAGGAGTAAAGAAATACGGGTAGTTGTAATACCAACTGTGATAATCACTATTCTGTTCCCAATAATCATCGAAAACAGCAAGCTCACGTGCAAGATTCCATACGTCTTGAGGGACGGTTCTAGTCTCTCTCTTACTCAAAAACGTATAGTGATCTGTCGCATCGCCTCCGCGTCCACCGGCGGCACCGACACACCACGCCTCGAAGTGGGTGAACCCTAAGGTTATATACTCAGCTACAGGAAAATCGGCATTTTCATTGAAGGTAAGAACGGTCGAAGGAAGATCGGACTCACCACCAAAGGGAGGCAGGGCCAGAGCAGGAATGGGAGTGCCCTTGCCGTCAAACTCGATACGCGACATCAAGAGCCTTCGATCATCGTCAATAGATCCACCATCGATGGGAGAGAAGGGTCAGTACCCTCGATTGCCTCAGTTCCCTCAACACCCTCAGATGCCTCAACAGCGGCAACGTCGTTGGTGCCGTACAACAAACCCTCAATGGTCGTGAGCAGATCAGGAGCTATAAACAGCGAATGCAGGGAAATATGGCTGGTAGGACGAGCTCCGAACATCTGTTGAGGCGTGCCCGACAGATCCCAGGAGAAAGACGCCGGTTCCACGTTCTCACCGACCGTCGAGAGAGCGACGCTGGAGGGCACAGCCATCACGTTGTAGATGATGTGAAGCTTGTAACCTAGATTCTGGTCGATGTCGCTACCAACTCCGGTACGATAGGAAAGATGAAACACCTTGGCCCGCTGATCATGCAAGAAAACCCCCGGAGCAAAACGCCAAGTTCCCGTAAGCTCATCGAGGACATCCGGATAGGTGTATGCCTCCAGCTTGGCTGAATATGATCCTGGCACATGATGGTCAAGATACTTCATCCCGTCCATCCAATACGACTTTACCTCTCGTGATGTCTCCTCGGTAAGATTGGTAAGCCCATTCCAAGGCGCAACGTCTCCGTCAACAGTGAAAAGGACGCCGCGATCGATGCCTGTTTCGAAGAAACGCTCTCCAGTTCTGTCCCACTCAAGGGCGGTCATGCGGCCTCCTTTCTATCCTGTCGTGCCCAATTGTGCTTTGCGCTGAGCGTTGAGTTCTCGATTGCGAGCGGCGACCTCGGCGCGACTCATCTTCTTCGGCTTCTCTTGCTTGAGGTTGCAGATCCGAATGAGAGTGAATAGACGATTGAGATGCCAGGTTTCACATTCGAACGGAATGTGGAACACCGTCATCCAGTAGTAGACAAGTTCAGCGGTAATCACTTCTCGACTAGTTTTAGGAGCACCCGGCGCCTCAGAGAACCAAGTAGCCGTCATCTTTCGATCTATGTAAGCGTTTACCGCCTCCAAGTTCTCTTTAGAAAGCTTTCCGAGAAATTCCTCCGGGGGATTTGGTGTCACCACCATGCAGCGGATGTAGTCCAGAACCTCTTCCGTAGTTTTCTCACTTTTGCCCAAAAAGGGCTTTTCGAACTTTGACTCCCATTTTGATAGAGAAACCAGAGAATGCTCAAGCTCCAGAGTTAAGTCGCCAATACTGACGAAAGTATCCAAGTTTTCGTCATAAGATTCAATTCCTGGAACTATAATAGTGAGCATTCTCCGATCTCCTTTCTTCTTTGTTGCACATCGGTAGTCCGGTTATGTAAGCCCCCACCGAATTACGAGCGATCCCGGAGAGTTAGGAGGACCGTGATCTCAACGGCACCCCGCAACCTTTACCTGGGGGTCACGACCCTGTGCAACTTCACCGAACGTCGACTAGTAGTCGAACGTCCACTCGTCGTCGCCCTCGAGGTTGTAGCCGGGCTGGGCCACGGCCTGGACCTCGGCGGTCTGACCGGCGGTGAGCGGAGGCTGGGCGCCTGCCGCCTTGTTAACGCCGTTGACCTGCCACTGCACGCCGGTGACGGCAGGGAGGGTCACGACGTGGGTACCGGCGTTGTAGGCCGGTTGGTTGGTCGAGGCACCCAGATCGACGTCCATGACGCCGCCGGTGAACAGGGTGACGACCTCATCGGGGTTGGGGAGACGGGGATCGTCTCCGGGCGTGCCGAAGAGGATGTCCTCGAGGGCAGACAGATCGGCCGCGTCCGACTTGGTGGAGTCGACCGTGAGGATGGACGTCGGCTTGAGATCGGCGACGTTGACCGGAGTGGTCGTGAACTCCCACGAGAACGCGATGGCCTCGGGCGAATCGTTGACCGTGGCGTAGGCCTTCTCTGACGGCGACGCCTGCGCGCCGTAGATCAGATGCAGCTTGTAGCCGTGGTCCTGGCCGTCGGTGTCGTTGCCCTTGAGGGTACGATAGACCAGACCGAAGGGTCGACGACCCTGCTGTCCGATCGCCACGCCCATGGCGGGCTCGTTGGTTCCGTCGTTCTGCCCGAACTCGTCCGGGTAGGTGAAGGCCTCGATTGTGCCGCCGAACTCCTCGGCCGAGATGAGGTTCACGTAGACGATGTTGTCCGCGTACTGCTTGTTCGATTCCGCGCCCGACGGAGACTCGGTGACGGTCGTAAGACCGTTCCACGCGACGCCGTCGACGTAGGCTCCGTTCTCGTCGAGCTGGTAGAGGACACCGCGATCGACACCGGTCTCGTAGAGACGCTCGCCGACGTTGTCCCAGGTCAGGGCTGTCATTGCTGAAGGGCTCCTTTTCAGAAGAAGATGCTGAAGACGTAGTGGTTGAGATAGTCCATTGCGAAGTACCGCTCGAAACTCGAGTAGCGCAACGCTTCAACCTTATCTGCGAGCTCGGTGTCGGGATTTCGGTCTATGACCGTAACCTGGTACCGCTTGACGTGTCGATACAGATCGTTGTTCGCATGATCCACCGAAGATCCATCCCGTTCATAGGTAATGCACGGGTAATGCATCTGGATACTCGCCGGTGGCTGAAAGTAAACGTGCTCCGTTACTTCCTCAAGGAGTGAGTGGAGCTCCAGCCGTGGGGCCATTGTACACCTCCCCAAGCTGCAGGATCAGGCGGGGAGCCTGGACTTCGACGTTAGCCACGGTCCAGAACTCCCCTGCCCATTCCACGTATTTAATGGCGAAGAAATGCTCACGTGCGTAAGCATTTGCCACGATGCTGATCGAATTGCTGACAACGGGATCCTGATTCAGATTCTCGCTTGATTGCAGAGTCATTCTGTTTGACACAATATCGCCATAATAGAGATGTTCTACAATTGCATCAGCAAATACGCCCGGCGTTTCCTCAACGGCTTCGCCGAACCCGACCCGTCCGTGAAACTTCGCCATGGCTCAGGTCAGCGAACTAGCCAGTCGTGCCGCGGAAGGTCCACTCGTCCTCGACGTTGTTGTCGAAGTAGTAGCCCGCGTTCGCAACGGCGTAGACCGTGAGGTCCTGGCCCTCGGGGACGATGTACGGGTCGCCCGCCGACGTCACCGCGGCGTTGGTGTCGCCGCGACGGTAGGTCACGCCGGTGGTGTCGGTGATCGTGATGCCCGAGGTGTCGGG